GAAGGGGGTTTACGGGTACACCTCGATTTACCAGAGACCAACGAACCAGATATATGCTATATGACTTTACTCGCTAATAAAAAGGCTTATGTAACTATCACGGTTAAACCTTATGAAAAAGAAGAGCCAAAAGGGGAAAGAGAGTTCAAGTAGAGAGCTAAACGAGAAGGAGAAGCTCTTTGTACCTGAATATTTAATTAATCTTGACCCTGAAGAAGCTGCATTGAAGGCAGGGTATTCCAAGTCGGTAGCAAGAACAAAGGCTTATTTATGGGTAAGCAAAAGTAAGCAGAACCCTAAACCCCATATCAGGGCGGCAGTTGCAGAGGCCTTAGAGCAACGTGTCGAGAAAACCAAGATAGATGCTGCATGGGTACTTAAGAGAGCACAGTTAATCAACGACCGATGCACTCAAGTAGTACCAGTCCTGGAAAGGGTCGATGGTGCATGGCAGGAGTCAGGAAAGTTTAAGTTTGATTCCACAGGGGCTAACAAGTCACTGGAGATTATAGGTAAGCACGTTGATGTACAGGCATTTAAAGAGCAGGTAGGACTCACAGGTAGCATAGAAGTAGTCAAACGAGATTATTCAACAGCCAAGGACTGATTATGAGTTCAGCAGCTAAAAAACAAATACCTATCCCCTATAACTTCACTCCTCGAAGTTATCAAGACCCATTTTTTGTAGCAATGAATACAGGTTTTAAGCGTGCAGTTCTTATCTGGCATAGACGTGCCGGTAAGGATGTCACTGCCCTAAACTACACTATCGAGCAGATGTTGGAGCGTGTAGGGACATATTATTACTTCTTCCCTACTTACGCCCAGGGTAAGAAGGTTTTATGGAAAGGTCTGCGTGGTGACGGCTTTAAGTTTATGGATCACTTCCCTGAAGAACTCGTAGTAGACCGCAACGAAGCAGATTTATCAGTTGAGTTATACAACGGCTCTCGTTTTCAGATAGTAGGTACAGACAATTACGATGCAATAATGGGTACTAATCCCATAGGTGCTGTATTCTCTGAGTATGCCCTCCAAGACCCCCGTGCATGGGATTTGATACGACCTATTCTTCGTGAGAACGGAGGTTGGGCTGTCTTTGAGTATACACCTAGAGGCGATAATCATGGTAAGACTCTGTACGATATGGCGAAGGATAACCCTGATTGGTATTGCCAAAAGCTCACGGTGGACGATACAAAGCGTGAGAACGGCCTCCCTATAATCTCACCGTCTGATATTATGGCAGAACGTGCGGAAGGTATGGACGAAGAGACGTTAATGCAAGAGTATTACTGCTCTTTCGTGGGTTCTGTGCAAGGTTCGTACTTCGGTAAGCAGATTGCAGAGGCAGAGAAGGACAACAGAGTTACGTCTGTGCCTTATGACGCAGCACTCAAGGTCGATACGTATTGGGATTTAGGTATGGACGATTCAATGACTATATGGTTTACTCAGGTAGTAGGTAGGGAAATTAGGCATATAGATTACCTTGAAGGCTCTGGCGAGGGGTTCCAGCATTACAAGAAAATCATGAGTGACAAGCCTTATGTTTATGGTGACCATTACATGCCTCATGACATTGAAGTTAGAGAACTTTGTGCAAACGGCGTGACTCGTAAAGCTTTTGCAGAAGGTCTTGGTATCAAGCCAATAATAACCATCCCTCGTGTGCAACATAAAGAAGATTCTATACAGGCTGCTAGAGGCATCATAAGCCGATGTTATTTTGATGCGGAGAAGTGCAAGGAAGGTCTGAGCGCCTTAAAGAACTATCAGAAGGAATACGACGATAAGAAGAAGGTATTTAAAAAGAAGCCCTTGCACAACTGGGCGGCTCATGGCGCGGATGCTTTCCAAGGGTTTGCTATGGCCTACAAGGAAGTTACAAAGCCCTACAAGCACCCTCAGAGGGCGAATGCGCAGCAAAATGGATGGATGGGAGGATGATATGAGAGCAGCTGAAGGATTAAGATGTAGGAAGTGTGGTACTTGTAGAAACGTTAATTATTTAACGTTGGAATGTTTGCGATGTTCAACGAATGGATTAATAGGCGAGGAAGAATTAATCCTCGAAGCCTCTCCTCACCCTAATCTCTCAGAATATTACGACCCTGAAGGGAAGGAGCTTGTTTATGCTACTGAGGTGATAAGTAAGGACGAGGCATTGGAGAGATATAGCGTCCCAATCGGGCTACACACAGCAAGACATTGGAGTGAGGGGCTATGATATGTTTGAAATAATAGAAGAAGCTCGAAAAGCCATAGGTACTCTGAGAGACAAGGCATTAAGTCACCAAGATAACTTAATCCCCAGACTAGTACACGGCGAAGACGGTAAGAGCTACCGTCAATCAGAGACTGAGCTAGTAGCTGATAATTTATATACAAAAGAATATCTTATTTTACATCGTGTCGTAGGTGACTTAGAGGGGTTTTTACATGAACGGTAAGAAAGCGAAAGCACTTAGGCGTAAGGCTAGGAAGCAGATTAGTGATGCCAAAGAGCGTAATGAGATGCTCGGTACTACCGACTTTCTAGCGTCAATGCCAGAGAAGGTTATTTATGAGGCCATTAAACGATTGTCAAAGAGAGGTGTTCATGCTTCAACCAACTAAAAATCGTATATTACTAAAGCGTACAGACGTAATTAAGAAGACCTCGGGAGGCCTCCATATACCCGAAGAGGCTCAGAAGACCCTGCCTGAAGGTGAAGTGCTCTCAGTCGGGCCAGACGTTAAAGGTATTAAGATTGGAGATATCGTATCTTTCAGTAAGCATGGTGGGGCAGAGGTTGGTGCTGAAGTTATGATTAAGGAGTCGGATATCCTTGGCGTAAAGACGGCAGAGGGGTTGAAGGCTATTACAGACCGTATTTTTATAAAGAGGTCGGAAGCTAAGAAAGTTGAGGGTAGTATTTATATCCCTGATAATTACAGAGAAGAACTTCCAAGAGGTCTAGTTGTAGGTGTCGGCCCGAATGTTGAGAATGTTGAGGTCGGAGAGATGGCGTTCTTTAATCTACATGATGGCCTAGAGGTTGATGATATTCTTGTAATGAGAGAAGAAGATATAATCGCAGTTAGAGGGTAGCATGCCAGAAGAAGCTGAAATCATAAGAGAGGCCGTAGACCGTCATCAGCAAGGGGCTGAATACTTGTCGGAGAATTGGCGACAGGTAAAGGACGATTTATTGTTTGGTCTTGGTGGTAACCAATGGCCTGAGAAGATATTAAAGGAAAGGACTGCTTCAGGTAGGCGGTGCTTGACTATTAACCGTGCACCTTCATTTATCAGGCAAGTCGTTGGTAATCAAAGGCAGATGCGCCCTTCTATTAAAGTACGTCCTGTTGATAGTATCTCAGACCCAGAGCAGGCAGAGATACGTCAGGATATTATTAGGCATATTGAATATAAGTCGAAGGCAAAGCTCGCTTACGATCATGGATTTACAGGTGCGGTATCGGGAGGTATGGGTTATTGGCGTGTAAGTACGGATTATGCAGGGCCAGATACATTTGACCAAGATATTATAATCCAGCGAATATTCAGTCCTTTTAGTGTTGTTTTTGACCCCAACGCTGTTGAATTAGATAAATCTGACGCAAAGTGGTGTTTTGTTACTGAATGGATAAGTAGGGATGAATTCAAGAAAACTTACCCTAACAATACTCCTATGGACTTCTCCTCTGCCCGTGAAGACAATACACACGAATGGGTACGTAAAGATGAGGTGATGATAGCAGGATATTATGAGGTAGTTGAAACGCCAAAGAAGTTATATTTATTGTCTAATGGTCAAGCAACGGACGATATAGAAATACTCCCTGAAGATACAAAAGTTGTTAAAGAACGCGATACTTTTGATATTAAAGTGATATATCGTATTATAAGTGGTAGTGAAGTATTGGAGACAAAGGACTGGATGGGAACTTACATTCCAGTTATTCCTTGCTATGGCGAAGAGATTTACAGAGAAGGAAGGCCTTATTATCTAAGCCTTATCCATTGGGCGAAAGACGCTCAAAGAATGTATAATTACTGGTCTTCAACAGATACAGAGTATATAGCTCTTCAGCCAAAAGCCCCTTATGTCGGTACGGCTAAGCAGTTTGAAGGCTATGGGCAGGACTGGGCGGCGGCTAACACTAAAAATCTAGCTTATTTGATGTATAATCACGTTCAGGGTGTACCACCTCCTCAGCGTCAGATGCCACCCCAACTATCTACCGCTATCGGTACGGCGGCGATGCGTTCTGTAGATGATATGAAGGCGACTATGGGGCTATTTGACCCTAGTATGGGTGAGAAGAGTAATAGGGTCGAGTCAGGGAGAGCTATAACAGCTTTACAGAGGCAGGGCGAGACTTCTACATATGTTTGGATAGACAACCTTACAACTGCCATTAATCATACTGGTAGGATAATTCTTGAACTCATACCTAAGATTTACGATACTGCAAGAGTCTTTAGAATACGAGGTGAAGACGGAGTTGATAAGGAATTTGAAGTTAATACACCGGGACTTGATGTGGAAAATAGACCTACATTGATTAATGATTTATCGGTCGGCGAATATGACGTTGTAGTTGAGACCGGCCCTTCGTTTGCCACTAAAAGGTCAGAAGCGGCAGACGCTATGATTAAGGCTTTACAGGCCGACCCTGCGCTTATGCAGAAAGCTGGAGACTTATTTTGGAAGAATATGGACGTACCGGGTGCAGATGACCTTTCAGATAGATATAGAAAGACCTTACCACCGGGATTGGTCGAACCAGAAGAGGGCGAGCCACCACCAGAACCACCACAACCTACACCACAAGACCAGATTGAGATACAGAAACTTGAACTAGAGGCGGAGAAGCTCGAAGTCGAGAAGATGAAGATTGAGGTTGATATGGAGAAGGTTCGGGTTGATGCTATGAATAATGAGGAAGACCTTGCCGAGAAGATTCGTAAAGGTGCTATGGAAGTCGTAAGAGAAGTTCATAGCGAGGAAGGAGGCACTTAGTGGCAAATACAAACATGACGATAGACGAGGTTTGTCAGTCTGTCTCGGAAACTACCAAAAAGAAGTACTCGGAATATTGTAAATCGGAGAATATAGAATTTACAGGAGAAGGTTATGCTGATTTTATGAATAGATGTACTGCGGGACTTTTTTATGGAGTAGATAGATGACTGACGCCCAACGAAGTTGAAGGGGTATAATGATAACAGTTAATGGAGTTAAAACATATACTTCTAAAGAACTCACTGAGGGGAGTATTGTTCGGAGCGAAAAGGCTCAGAAAGAGTGGGATGCCGTACTAAAAGATTTCGCTAATAGAATGGAGCTAGAGGGTGTTAAGGTATTAATAAAGAATACAAAGGAATGCTTAAAGGAGGATACCTTGACTGACGCTCAGCGCAAGACATTACTCGAAGCCCTTAAGCAGTTAAAGGGTGTAGAGCGGCAATTACAGGAGTTGTTGAAGGGATGAGTTACGATAGGTGTATTGACAAGGGCATATATGTGTCTTTAGAGATATTTTCACAATTTTCACCAGAGCCAAATCGGAGTTTAGGTGCACATATAAGGCAATATGATGAGAAGGAGGGTGGCTTCAACGAGTTAATAAGTAAGGTGATAGATTTTAATGACCCGATTGCCATTAAAGATGCTCCAACGGTTTTACGTAAAATGGCAGATGCTATAGAGAAAGAAGAGGAGTTGTTAAAGGGATGACACTTACTCATAAATGCATAGGGCAGGGATGTCTTGTTGAAAAAAGTCTTAATATAGACACGAATAGGCTTGAATGGTATTTGCCGTCAAATAAAGTAGGGATAGCTTCTTTGCCTATTAGTTACTGCCCTTTTTGCGGAGAGGAATTATGAATATAAAGACACGCATCAAACAATTCTTTTGCAGGCATCAAAATGTAATCGAATCTACGAAAACGGATAGTATCACAAATAATAAGTTTATTATTGTTACTTGTGAGGATTGCGAATATATTACATTGAAGCATAGTATATCTGTTTCTAGCCACACAACTAGGGAGGCGTTAAAGATATTAGGCAAAAAGTTAGACTTTGTGGATTCTCAGGCTATTAAGGATGGAGATATGGGTCAACCATTAAAGATAAGGGTGAGGAACACTTAGTTTTTACACACATATAACGCTTAAACCTCAATTCATATACGAGGACAAAGGCTACAGGGAGAAATCCTTGTGGCCTTTTTTTATTTTAGATAGTAGGTAGATACAAATAGGTAGGCAGGAGGCAGTATGATTTTAAAGGTAGAGATAGACGGAAAATCTGGGTGGACGCTCTATGATGGCGTTACCTCAGTAAGATATGATAGAGCAGTACAATTTACAAGAGATGGGGACGGATATGTTGATGACATATATTCATCATATTTATCAGATGAACAACTAAGAAAGGAAGCGGCTAGTCCAGACCCAATAATAATGATTCCTGAAAAGAGGAGAGATTTACGTAATGTTGATATTCGTTCAATACCTAGAAGAATCCCTTCAATTGGAACAACCCCAAGTGATGTGGACGAGTATGCAACATTGATTTTGTGTCAACGGGGTGACTACGAGTTATCCATAGTCCTTGATAATAGCAATTCAGCCTTTATATTAAATGATGAAGGCAAGACAATAGAGCGCATACTTTAAATTAGCTTTACCTGCTGTCTAAAAAACTTTTAAATGCCTTACCGATGAGGATACATCGGGCAAATAAAACCTGAAGATAGGAAGGGGCAGAACCTTCAAGGAGAATGTAATGAGTGATACAGCAGAAGAAGTCGTTGAACCAGAAGCCACACCAGCAGAGGGTGAAGCTGGGACTACTGAAGAAACAACGGGAGCAGAACCCAAACATACCGATGAAGAAGAGGTCGGGGAAAAGGGCGAAAGCTCAACCACGGATGATACGTCCGGCGAACCTGATGATGTTGCCAAGGCTAAAGAAGGCACACCACCGGGATATCAGAAACGTATTGACAAGATTTCAGGCGATAAAGCTCGTTTGGCGGAAGATAATGCTTACCTTAGGGGAAAACTGGACGCTCAGGAAGCAGCAGTAAAACCTCCTAAAGAGGAAGCTACGGGACTTGTAAGGCCTAATATTGAGGACTTCGACACGCAAGAAGACTACAGCGAAGCCCTTATGGATTACAAGGTAGAAGTAAGGCTGGAAGAAAGGGACAAGGTAAATGCTGAAAAGGCTAAAGTTACTGAGGCCAAGACAGCAAAGGAGAAAGCTCAGGAGAGTTTCGCCGAGCAGATAAGTAAGGCACGGGCGAAGTATAACGACTTTAATGAAGTAGTGATGAACAATAACGACATAGCCATCACTAAGAGCATGATTGACGTTATGCAGGAAAGCACTTTAGGTGCAGAAGTTGCTTACCATCTCGGCAAGAACCCTGACGAAGCTTTACGGATAGCGAAACTTACGCCAACAGCACAGGCAATGGCAATCGGACGTATCGAAGGAATACTTGATGCGCCAGAAAAACAAACAACTGAACCTCAACGTGTTACAAAGGCATCTACTCCAATAGGAAAAGGAGTTCAGGGTAAAGGTGGAACTCTTAAGAAGTCCTATAATCAGATGTCAGCATCAGAATATGCTCATGCGCGTAACCTTGAGGAAGGATTAATCGGAGGGTAATATATAATGTCAAATACACTTCTAACTTCGACAGTCATTCTTAATGAAACTTTGAGAATACTGACGAATAACAACGGTTTTACTCGTAATGTCGATAGGCAATACGATGACCGTTTTGCTGAAAGTGGAGCAAAACAGGGGCAGGCCGGTAAGCCCGGAACAAGTCTTCAGGTACGCTTACCTGTAAAGCACGTCGTTAATACAGGTGCTGCTTTGAATATTAACGACGTAATAGAAGAGACGGTAACGATTAACTGTGCTACTCAGAAGCATATTGATTTTACCTTCACTTCAGAAGACCTTACAATGACAATCTCTGACTTTGCTAAGAGATTCCTTAAAACAGGTGCGGCGAAGCTCGCATCTACCATTGATTACGATGGCCTTAGTCTTTTTAAGGATATCTATCAGTTGGTAGGTACACCAGGGACTACACCTGCAACTTCGCTGATATATCTACAGGCAGCGCAGAAGCTTGACGAGATGGCAGCGCCTTTTGATGATGAGAGGTATGCCTGCATCAATCCGGCGGCTCAGGCAAGTATTGTTGACGCTCTTAAGGGACTCTTCCAGTCCAGTGAGAAGATATCCCAACAGTATAGTAAGGGTCGCATGGGGCAGGCTCTAGGCCTCAAGTTCGGTGTAGACCAGAACGTCAATCAGCATACTACAGGTAGCAGGGCTGGTACGATACTTGTTGACGGTGCGCCAACAGAAGGTTCTAATACTATTCATGTAGACGGCCTTACTGGTGCAACAGACACCTTTACCGATGGTGATGTCTTTACGGTCGCGGATGTTTATGCTATTAACCCTGATAACGGCGAGTCTACGGGTGCGCTTCAGCAGTTTGTTGTTACGGCAGATGCTACGGCGGCTTCTAATGAAGTTGACCTTACGGTCTCTCCGACTCTCCATTCAACGGGTGCAAGAAAGACTATCAGTGCGCTCCCTGCTAACGATGCGGCTGTAACGGTTGTCGGTACGGCTTCAACTGCATATCCACAGAACATCGTACATCATAAGGAAGCATTTACTTTGGTAACTGCCGACCTTCAGATGCCGAAAGGAGTGGATTTTGCGGCTAGAGACAGGCTTGACAATATGTCAATGAGGATTGTCAGGGACTTTGACATAGTAAACGACCGATTCCCATGTCGTATAGATATTTTCTACGGCTGGACTACCCTCAGGCCGGAACTGGCTTGTAGGATTATCGGTTAATTTAATATCATAGGAGGTATAAATCAATGGCAGTTAGAGAACTAGGAGATAATACTCCAGACGGAAATAGGGTAGGACAGACTGCAAGCTCTATGGTTGCTCTTTGGGGTGCGACACCTGTATCACAGGCCAGCGGAGCTAATCAGGCGGCTTTGTCAACAAGTTCCATCGCAGTTGATGCGGTGTTAACAACAGTTGTTGGCGGATACAATGAAGTAGTAGCGTTGCTTCCAGAGATAAGGACAGCTCTTGTTAATGCTGGTCTTATGAAGGGGTCTGCCTAAATCAATAGGGGGGAGGGAAACCTCTCCCCTATATTTTAATTATGCAGGAAATGGAAAGAACTCATAAGTTAATATACGCAGGAACTGGCGGTAGACCTGAAGTGGTGCGTAGAGTAGAGCTTAAAGAATGGTTTGACAAGGGGTACGTTGAAGAGTTAAGCCAGATAAGAGATATAGATATTGACATGGTTATAAGTGGACTTAAGGCGTTACCTTTATATTTAAATCCAATAGATGCACCTTTCAAAGAATTATCAAAAAGGTTTCACGAAGGAATGGCGATATTCTTTAAAAAAATAAAAGATATACCAGATTATCAAGGAGGCGAATTGTGGAAGAGCACGGGATTAAGGAAGTACAGGTAATAGACACAAGACTTTGGAGATATCATAAAATTCATGGAGCAAAGCTCTTTGCGTGTCCTGAAGATGTGCCGACTAACGAGGGTTGGGTAGATACGCCTGATAAATTCGAGAAGGAAGCTCTCTTAAAGGGTGACGTAGAAGTCGGCGAGCCAGAGATAGAAGAGATACCAGTGGAAGATGTCGTTAAGACGGAGATTGTAAAACCTAAAAGGAAGTATAGGCGTAAAAAGGGTAAGTAAATGAACGCTCAGGACATGATAAAATCCAGTATGCGGCTGTTAGGCCTCATCGAGGTAGGAGAAACTCCTCCTGGCGATGAGCTTCAGGATGCACTCTCTGCATTTAATACTATGCTTGATGGCTGGTCTACCAAGCGACATGCAATATATGCCCGAACTGATGAAGGGTTTACTCTTACTGCCAGTACAGGTTCTTATTCAATGGGGACAAATACCACAAGGGCTATCAAGATAGAAGATGCCTTTATCAGAGATGACAATAACGTAGATACAAAATTAATACTAATTACCAAGGAAAGATATAACGACTTGGCCTTAAAGTCTACAGAAGGCAGACCCCAATATCTTATGTATGACCCTCAATACAGTCTTGCAGAAATACATCTATATCCTGTGCCTGATAAAGCCTATACACTTTATACAGATAGTTGGAAGGCATTGTCTTCGGTATCGACTCTCACTACCACTATAGCTTTCCCACCTGGATATGAGAGAGCTTTTAAGTATAACTTGGCAATAGAAATAGCTGCTGAATTTGGTGCACCTATTCCGCCAAGCATAGCATTGATTGCAGACAGCAGCATGAACAGTCTTGCTTCCATCAATGCGCCAAGATTTGAATCTCAACTCGATATCCCGGCAGGTCAACGTAGTGGTTGGGATATAAATAAAGGAGATTACGAATACTAATGCGATTTCCGTTTATCGGACAAACCTATTCTTCTCGTAGCTTAAATGCTAACGCTCAGAAGTGCGTTAATCTCTTCCCTGAACTTGAGCAGGGTGGTAAGAACGTGGCGGTTCTATATGGTACTCCCGGGCTAGAGTTGTTTGTTCAGCTTGCCGGTGATTCTGTACGTAGACACGGAATGCTTGCTCTTGGTGATTTTATCTACGCAGTAGCTCACGACCAGCTTTATAAGATAAATGCTATTGGTACACAGACAGCACTTGGAACACTAAACACTACGTCAGGACGAGTCGATATGGCTCATAATGGCACACAGATAATGATTGTGGATGGCGACTACGGCTATATTTATAATACAAGCACAGAAGTCTTTGCCGAGATAACCGACCCCGACTTCCCCGGTGCTGATACCGTCACCTTTATGGACGGATATTTTATATTCAATAAACCGGGTACGGGTTCTTTTATGATAACGGGTCTATATGATGGTACGACAGTTGGTGCACCCGATATAGCTAGGGCAGAGGGCGCACCAGATAACCTACTTGCTGTTATAAACGACCATAGAGAGCTTTGGCTGTACGGAGTTAATACAACTGAGGTCTGGTACAACTCGGGCAATGCAGACTTTCCGTTCGATAGAATGGACGGTGTTTTCATAGAGAGCGGTTTAGCGGCTCAGGCAAGCGTTATTAAGGGCGACAACTCTTCTTCATGGGTATCTGAAAATGAATATGGACACGGGACTATCGTTAGGGCAGAAGGCTATACACCAAGGGTAATATCCACAAGGGCTATTGAGGAAGAGATGCGCAGTTATTCTACTATATCCGATGCTTTTGGATGGATATATTCTGTAGCAGGGCATACTTTTCATGTATGGACTTTTCCAGCAGGTAACGCTACATGGGTATATGATTCAGCTACAAAGATGTGGCATAAGTGGTCTAGCTATAACGGTAATTTACAAGAACAAGGCCGTCATAGAGCCGACTCTCATGTATTCTTTAACGGTAAACATTACGTTGGTGATTTTGAAAGCGGCAAGATATACGAACTTAAAATGGATGTCTATACTGATAACGGAGACCCTATTGTCCGCAAGCGAGCAGGTCAACATATAAGTAATGATGAAAAGCGAACTGTATATAATCGTTTGCAAATCGTTATGGAATCAGGTGTAGGACTTACATCAGGCCAAGGAAGCGACCCACAGGCTATGCTTAGAATGAGTAAGGATGGTGGGCATACATGGACAGGCGAAAGGTGGAAATCTTTTGGCAAGAAAGGAAAATATAAAGAAAGAGTACTATGGCGTAGACTTGGTTTTGCACGTGATATGATATTCGAAATAACAATTTCAGACCCCGTCCCCGTAGTTATAGTAGCTGCTACTCTTGAGGGTACGGCAATGAGGCATTAAATGGCAGAGGGTGTAAATCTCAGTCCTGCTCCTAGAGACAGGAATATATCGGAACACTTAGCAGCATGGCTCGTAAGGCTGCATAGAGCACTAAGGGCTGTCTTGCCATCCATAAGTTCTGATAATGGAGACGTAAATATAACCCTTACGCACGATACAAGCGCGTTGACGCAACGTTTTGATACGCCCCTTACAACCAATAGGACTATCACGTTAGATACGTCTAAGGCGCACAGAGGGGCTAGATAGTGAGGGAGTCAGGGGCAACAGGTGGTTCGACCCTTGACGTGGGTGGGCTTAAATCTTTGGCTGTTGATGAATGGGCGGATGTGGAATATTCAGGAGAAAATTGGGTTCTCACGGGGTACGGTGGATTATGATAGTAAGGGAAGGGAGTAAATCAGATATAGAGCAAGTTAGCCGATTATGGTTGCAAATGATAGTCGAACTTTCGCCATCGTTAACACCTAATGTTGAATGGTGGAAGGAGATAGCAAATAATCTTTTTAATGCAGGAATATATTATTTAATTGTTGCAGAGGAAGAGGGTATTTTGAAAGGTTTTATTGATGGTATGCTTTTCCCCGAACCTTCTACAGGAAGGGTGCACGGAGTGGGGCAGCATATGTATGTTAGGCCAAATTACCGTAAGGCTATAGTTGCTCCAAGACTTTATAGAAAACTTATAAAAGTTTTAAGGAATAACGGGGCTACAGTTCTCGAACTTTTTTGTTTCAATAATGAAAGGGCTTTTTGGGAAAAGAAAGGATATAGGCCTCTTAGACAATTAATGAGGAGGGAAGTAAAATGTTTGACCCAGTAACAGCCATAGTTGCAAGCACAGCTGTAACGGCTG